CATCATCTTCTTCATCAGGAATTATATGTTTTTTTCTTCACTTTTTGTACTTTCTATGACTGCATCTTGTATTTTTTCATTTATATTTCTTAATCCTAAATCTGTTATAATTCTTCCAACTTGTCTTAATGTTAAAAAGTCATGTTTTTCTTCTCTATCTTCGTTTGCTATATCTATACCTTCATTTATTGCTTCACAAAATCCAAATTTTAAGGCTTCAATATTACATTCTTCTCCTTTTTTTGATGGTTGAATTAATTCAGACCATTTATTAAAACTCCCATATTTTGTTTGTAAAGTTTCAATTACATTCATATCAAAAACTACATCATATTTTTGTCCTTTATATTCTATATATGTTACATTACTTTTCATTTCATTTCCTCCTTTAATAAAAAAATGGAATGGGTATTAACCCCACCCCATTAATGGTTTACACACTTACAGATGGACTAAATAATCCTTCTAAGTAACTTATTGCATCAGATTGAGATGTAAATAATTTTTCCCTTCTCCAGTTTCCATCTGTTGGAACAACAACTGTTCCTGATAATTCATAAGTTGAAAATTCTACACTTTCACCCATTGTATTATCATCTGCACTTGGTTCTGCAAATTTACATTGTGCTAAAAATGTTGCTCTAAACATTTGAGTACCATCAACCATAATTCTAACTATACGACCAACACCAACATAAGGTGCTATATCATTTACATTAGAAACAACTTCTTGAGTATCACTATCATAATCATGTCCTAAAATTTCTGCTAGTGTTTCTGCATCTAATCTATCAATTCCCATAGTGCAAGTTCCACCAGTAACTCTGTTATCACTTTCTGCTAGACTATCATCTGCATATAGTTTTGCATCACTTGTAGTAGGTTCAAAACTAAAACTAACTGCTTTTCCGGGTTTTTTCACTGTTCCATATGATATTGCTCCAGTTGTTTCATTTATTGTTGCTACTGCATATCTAAAATTATTTAAACCTATTTTAGCCATTAAGATTCACTCCTTTCTTATACACTTGGCATTAAATCTTCTATTTCTTGTCTTTCTTTTGCAAAGCATAAGGTTTTATGATAGTAACCAGTATCATCTTCATACATATCTTGTGAAGTTCTACTTGGTTGCCATATAAAACCATTATCTTTCATTATTTTTTTAATTTTTTTAACTATATTAAAGTAATTTCCTTTTGAATAAATATCAAAATCATAATATAATACATAACCTAAAATTTCGTTATCTCCTGCATAAGAATTATCTATATTAGTTTCCATATATGTTACATAAGTAGTTGATTTACCATCATACCTTAAAAATTTTACTGGAATACTTACACCATCAACATAAAAATCAGTAAAAATTGATTGTATTAATTCATTCATGTTTACTCCTTAATATATTTCTTTTGAACTTTTAACATTTCACTTTCTATTTGTGATTTATTAAAAGACTTTCTAAAAAATGGTTTTTTTGCTTCACCACTAGATGAACCAAATTCTCTTGCTCTTACTATTAATGGAACAGGAATACCATCATATGAATAAGTTGTTCCTTTTTTTGAAGTTATACTAAATGATTTAGAACCTTTTTTATGATAACCATAAAATCCTACTTTGGTATTTACACTTCCATCTTTTGTTCTATATGTTTTAGTTACTTTTAAATATTTTTCTAGTTTAGCACTATCTTTAAAACTTGACTTCATATTGGATTTGACATTTTGCATAACAACTTCTGCTCCTGCTTGTGTCATTTCTTCCATCATCTTTGGTGTATTCTGTTCCAATTTAGTAAGTTCATTTATTAATTGAGTAGGTAATTCACATTTGAATTTTGCCATTATTTCATCACTTCTTTACATTGCATTTCAATTTCTACATTTAATTCATCAATATTATTTAAATATTGAACTGAATATGTTTTATTATTAAATGCTATCAACATATCCCTGTTTGATGTTTGACTATTATAATAAGCATCTTCAACTGTCTTTGAGTATCTTATTGTAAAATTTGTATATGCTTTTTCAAAATCACTATTATTTGCTATTAAAGTAAATCCTCTAGTG